AGGAACGGGCGCACATCCTGGTCGGCAAAACGGACTGGTTGCTGTATGGCGGTGCTGCCGGTGGAGGCAAATCCGAGTTGCTCGCCTACCACGCCCACGAACTGTCCACGAAATACCCTGGTCACCGCACCCTGCTGATCCGAACCGCGCTACCCGAACTGCGCCGGTCGCTGATTATCCGCTCTCAGGTGCGGTACGCCCAACTAGACGTATCCGCTCAGTTGCGCTCCATTGACAACGTGAAAGCATGGTGGTACGAGAACGGGTCGGTGATTGAGTACGGCTTCTGCGCCCGAGACGAGGATGTCGGCCAGTACATGAGTGCCGAGTACGACTTCATCGGCTTTGACGAGGCAACCCAGTTCACCCCGTACCAGATGCTGATGATCTCAGGCCGTCTGCGAACCTCCAAGCGGATGGCGAACCAGGGTGTGAGAACCCACGTTCTGTTCGCCACCAACCCTGGCGACCGTGGCCACACGTTCCTGTACCGGATGCTGGTGCAACCCACCCAACATGGCCGGTTTGCGGTCGTCTACGACGTGCGTGAAGGCTTCGAGAACCCTGACATTGTGCGCCGCGTCGAACTGCCCGACGACAACGAAGAGCTGGCCCGCCTCGAGATTCCGCACGACCCGAACGACCATCTGGTGGTGGCGTTCGTACCGTCAACGGTGGACGACAACCCGCACATCGACCCCACCTACCGCAAGCACCTGTCAATGCTCCCCGAAACGGAACGCAAACAGAAACTGTTGGGTGACTGGGACACGTTCACCGGCCAGTATTTCACCGAGTTCCGGCGTGACCTGCACGTCGTGGAACCGTTCGAGATACCCGAAGAATGGCCCCGATACCGTGGAATCGACTTCGGTACAGCGAACCCGTACTGCTGTTTGTGGGGTGCATGGGATCCTGCCACAGGGGTGTGCTACGTCTATCGGGAGGCGTACCAGCGAAACCTGACTGTCGCCCAGCAGGCGGCCCAAGTCAAAGAGATGTCCAAGACAGCCAACGGACGCCAAGAGTCCGTTATCGCCACCGCCATTGACCCGTCCACCTACAGCAACACGTCCGGCATGGGAACGACCGTCGCCGGTGTGTACAACAGTCTCGGTGTCCACGTCACCCGCGCCAAGAACGCCCGAGTGTCCGGCTGGCAGAACGTGCGACGCTACCTGCAACCGTCGCCGGTCACCGGACAACCGAAACTGCAAGTGTTCAAGACGTGCGAAAACCTTGTTCGTACACTTCCGGCGATGCGCCACGCTAAGGTGCAAGTTGAGGACATTGACACCGACGACGAAGACCATGCGGTGGACGCACTCCGCTATCTTCTCGCCTGCCGTCCTTACACGGAGATATCACGTCGAAAGACACAAACTCTGCCCGGTGCCGAAGGTAAGGTGCAGAAGTTCATTGAACGGCTGGACAAAACAGCCAAGAAACGGAGATGGTGAATGAGGCTCGTCGACAACTACAACTATCTGCCTGGTTGCTGTTGGGTGTGCCGAGGTGTGGCAAAGCCGATCATCGACATGGAACAGGATCTGGACGGACACAACAGCCCCGAAGACCCGAACCCGTCTGCGATCACCCGCCTGTACATTTGCGCCGACTGCGCTATCGAGATTGGCCGGATGTGCGCCCCCTCACGGGGACTGGAGTTGACGCGAGACGGTGCGGTCGACACCGCCGACAAGATCATCGGTGAACTCATTCTCCGTGCCGAAGACGCCGAAGCACGTCTGGCCGCCATTGCGAGTGCTGTCGATGGTGTACAGTTTGGTTCTACAGAGAAGGCAGGCTCTGTACCTCCGACCGACGGGGGCGATCCTGCGCCGGATGACGCACCATCCGAGCCGGGTTCACCCCTCTCCCGCAAGCGCGGTCGCCCTCGTCGGGAGGAAACCCCTGCCATTGACACCGACTTCGTGGGTGACCTGTGATCGCAGGCGCATCCATCGTCGTTCTCGGCGTATTGTGTCTAGTTCTGCTTCGGGAGAACCGTCGTCTGACTAATCTATTGTTGGCCAAGAATCCGGCTGTTGCGGTAGCAATGGAACGGACACCGAAAGCTCGCAAGAAAGATCGTGACGACAACAAAGCCCGCACCGCGTGGCAGACCCCAGTTGAGGCAGTAGGACCGTGAACAAGCCGTGGCAACCACCTTCACCGCAGGACGTTATCAACCTGTGGAGCAAAGCCGACCAGTATCTGCTCAAAGAGCGACGCGACTACTGGATGAACGCTTCGTACTTCGGTGGCCACCAATGGGTGTGGTGGGATCACACCCGTAACATCGTCCAAGAACTGGATTATGCGACCGAAGCGGAACGCTTCACCCGCATCACCGTCGACAAGTTCGGCCCCCGAGTCACCAACCTGATCGCCCGCATGACCCGTTCCCCGCTGGTGTGGGAAGTGGAACCGTCCGGTATTGACGACTCCAGTCTGCGCCGTCAACGCCTCCAAGAGCAACTGTTGCTCTCCGAAGCACACGAACAGGATTGGGCCGAGATTCGTGAAGAATCCCTGCTCCAGACCCTTTTTGGTGGTGCCGCAGCGATCTCGGTGGACTGGGATCCTGGTTTGGGCAAGATCGTCGCCACCGACCCCGTGACCGGTGTGGACATCCCTGCCGGTGGGGTTCGCCTCACCCCGTTGGGTATCTCCGAGTTCTGTCTCGAGCCGGGTAGCCCCGATGTGGAGTCGGCCCGCTACTGGATTCGTTGCGTCGCCCTACCGCCCGAACAGGTCAAGGAACGCTACAACTTGGATTGGGATCCGGTGCCGGACGCCGAAGCCGCCCTGTCGGCACGTCATCGCACCCTGCTGTCACGTCGCCCGCAAGGTCAACCGCCTCGTCTGACCCTCGTCTACTGCTACTACGAGCGTCCCACCAACCGGACTCCTGGCTGTGTGGTTCACGTCGTCAACAACAAGCAGGTGTACTCGTACGGTGACGGGCAAGGCTGGCCGTTCCCGTTCTCCAGCCTGAACCTTGCGGTGTTCACGCAACGCCGTATCCCTCGCACATGGGTCGGACACACCCTGCTCACGCCCGCGCGCGACATCCAGTACGCCTACAACCGTGCGCGATCCACCATTCTGGAACATATGCGTAAGGCGGCGAACGCCCGACTCATGGTTCCGGCAGGCTCCATCGAAGATTCCGATGTCATCACCACCGATCCGGCTGACGTGATGGAATACAACGCCGAGCTGGGCGAACCGCATTGGCAGACCGCACCGGACGTTCCTCGCTGGATCAGCATGGAAGCCGCCCAGTTGGAAGCCGAAATGGACGACATCTTCTTCACCCATGCGGTGTCTCGAGGTCAGGCTCCCGGCGACCGTAACTCCGGCTTGGCTTTGTCGGTTCTCGCAGAGAAGGACGACACTCCGCTCGGCCCGATGGCCCGTAACCAGTCGGCCATGTGGGCGAGGATCGGACGCATGACCCTCCAGTTGTACCGTGCGTACGCTGCGAACTCGGGCATGGTGCGAAGCCAGACGCTCACCACCCCGCAAGGCAACACCCTCCAGTTTGAGTGGACCGCCGAAGACATCGAGGAATACCCGCAGGTCAAGGTGCCTTTGGATGCGACCGCCCCCCGCTCCAAGATCGCCACCCAGTCGGTTATCACCAGCCTCGCCCAGCAGTTTCCACAGGCATTCCAGAACGTGGACGGCACCGCTTTGGCGCGAATGCTGGACCTGCCGGACCCTCGAGGGTTCCTCGGCTCCACCGACCCCGACATCACCAAGGCCGAATGGGAGAACGGACTGCTCATGCAGGAAGTCCCTGTCATGCCAGCCGACTTTGACGACCACGCCAAGCACATCGCACAGCACAACAGGGAACGCAAATCCCCTGCATACGAACTTGCGACACCTGGTGTGCGTCAAACAATCGACATCCACATCCAAGCGCACCAGACGATGGCCGCCGAGGAAGCGCAACAGCAGATGATGCAGATGCAAATGATGCCAGGGTCCGAAGCCCTGCCGCAGGCTAACGAGCCAGCCGGTTCGTTGGTCCCCCAAGCAATGACCGGACAACCCGGCGTACCACAGGAGATGCAACCCTTATGACCGATTTTGCCCCCGAGCAGGCGGTGGATGCCGTCCCGACCGAGGGTGTAGCAGACGAAACTGCCACATCTGCGATCAACTACGAAGAGAAGTACCGTGCCGAGGTGCAGGACCGCATCAAAGAGCGCGAGCGGTACAAGCCTTTCGTTCAGACTTTCGGCAAGATGCACCCCGACGACGCCCGTGCCGTGCAAGAGTTCGCGTCGGCGTTCGCCTCCGGTGACACCGAAACCGCCGTCCGATGGATGGTGGACAACGCCCGTACCTTGGCCGGTGACCGCTTCGACTCGTTCATCACCCCTGCCCAACAGCAGGCCATCAACACGCAGGTCGCCCAGCAGGCGTACTCGGATGGCACCAACGCTGGAATGACCCCTGAGCAGGTGGAACAGCTCGTTCAGAGCCGGTTGAACGAGAGCCTCCAGCAGATGCAACAGGCGCAGGTGCAACAGCAGTACGAACGCCAGATCGAGGAAACGCTGAGCCAACATGGACTTTCGCCGGACACCCCGCTCGCCACGGCTGCCATTGTGGCCGCCTCCAAGCGACCCGACCTTGACCTCTCCGCAGCCATTCGTGAGGTGGAGGAACAGGTTCTGGCGCAGGCGCAGGCGATAGCGACCCGACGTGCCGAAGCCTCCAACGGGCTGGGCGCACCGGTCGTGAACGGTGTCCCCGTCGTTTCTCCGAACGGCCAGCAGATGACCCCGCGCGACCGTGCGATGGCTCGTCTGGCCCAGAACGGACTCTGACGTAACGTCGGCGCAAGGGAAGGCACTCTAATCCTTTGAGTGACCGCCGATGTCCCCGTCCAACGGTTTTGTATCGTTTACGTTGGGCGGGGCGATTCCCTTATTTGACAGTTGTATGACAGTCGTGTGTAGACTGTGCAACGAACCGGATGGTTCGCCCACATAGGTACCTCCATCGGACGATGGAAAGAGATAGCCGGACGGCTTCACTCAGATAGGTTCCGATTCCCCCCAATCAGATTCTCTCTCAGAAAGACCACATCATGGCCGCAACCCTTTCCACAGTCGATGCCATCCTCAAGGATGACTACAAGGAATACCTCGACAACCTGAACGAGGCGAACTTCATCCTCTCGCAGGTTGAAACCCGCAAGGACACCGTCCAGGGCCGTATCGCCCGCCACGCCGTTCACCTCGGACGCTCGTCCGGTGTCGGTGCGCGCGCCGAGTCCGGCACCCTCCCCACCGCTGCGAACCAGTCGTACGCCACGGTTCCGGTTCCGGTCCGTTACGTCTACGGTCGCATCCAGCTGTCCGGCCCCACCATCAAGCAGGCCGTGACTGACCGTGGTGCTTTCATCGACGCGCTCGACGCCGAAATGGAAGGCATCAAGAAGGACGCCATGAAGGACGTGAACCGCCAGTTGTGGGGTACGTCCAACGGTGTGATCGCCCAATGCGGCACCACCTCGTCGTCCACCACCGTCGTGTTGGCTTCCAGCACCGGCACCACCGCTCTGCGCCAGTTGTTCTTCGACGGTGGCATGGTCGTGGACATCGGAACGGTCGCTTCGCCCGCCACGGTTGCGTCGGCTCGTACCGTCACCTCGGTGGACGAGACGAACAAGACCATCGCCATCTCGGGTGCTGCGGTCACCACCTCGTCGTCGCACTTCGTGTTCCGTTCGGGAGCGGGTGGAGCCTCGAGCAACACCGGTCAGCCCGGTGACGGTCAGGTCGAGTTGACCGGTCTTCAGACCATCGTCGACGACACCGCTGTCCTCCACACCATCGACCCGTCGAGCCAGCCCAAGTGGAAGGCTTACGTCAACAGCAACAGCGGAACCAACCGTTCCGTGACCGAGTCGCTCATCACCGGCTCGATCATGAAGGTGTTGACCAACTCGGGCAAGAAGCCGCGCCTGCTGGTGTCGGCTGAAGGCGTGAACTTGGCCATCAGCAACCTGTTGTTGAGCCTGAAGCGCAACATGGAGCAGACCCAGTTGAAGGGTGGCTACGCTGGAATCCAGTTCTACAGCCCGTCGGTTTCCGGCAAGGGCGATGAGGCTCCGACGGCCCTGTACGCCGACTTCGACTGCCCGAACAACCGCCTGTACGGCATCAACCCCGAAGTGTTGGTGTTCCACCAGGTGGGCGACGGATTCCAGTTCATGGACCTCGACGGCGCGGTGATGAACCGTAAGCCCGACCAGGATGCCTACGAGGCCACGCTCTACATGTACGGCGAACTCGCCTGCAAGCAGCGCAACGCCCACTTCGTCATCAAGGATCTCACCGAGGTGAGCATCTGACATGGCCGCATCCGTAGCAATCACCTACGGGCCGGAAGTCCCCGGTTCACGCAAGGAAGTGTTCGGTGTCATCACCTTCGACTCGTCGTATCCGACGGGTGGCGAGGCTGTCACCTTGGCACAGCTCGGCGTGAACCGGCTCGACTGGCTCGAAGTGTCCACCGTCAACGGAAACGTCCCTTCGTGGGACGGCTCGACCTCGGCTCCCAAGGTCAAGTTGTTCTGGGTGGACACCACCACCGACGGCGCACCGCTGGCTGAAGTTCCGAACACCACCAACGTCTCCACGACGACCGTTCGGTTCCACGCCATCGGAGCCTGATCCACAAATCCCCCAACGTTAGGGCCGGTTGCCGAAAGGTGACCGGCCCTTTCGTCTAGGATGACCACCATGATTCGTGCAGCAGACTTGATGGGCAATGTGGATGGTGGCTCGGAGATGGCCGAGGTGTCGTTCGATGTGTACGACATTGCGAACCGTATCCAGCGTGGTGACGAGTCAGGATGGCGCGGTGACCCGTCTGCCTCCCTGATGTTCAACCCGGTTGCGAACCGCTTTGAGGTGTGGATGGTGGATGCCATCGGAACCCCGTATGTGGCCTGCTCCCATGATCGGTGCGATCACACGTTGATCGTCAAACTGATCGAGGGTGACTGGCAGAAGGGCAAAGCCCTGCATGATGACCTGATGAAGAAGAACCGTGCGGTGCGTGATGCACACGAAACCGCCGAACGCGAGAAAAGGTTGGAGTTGGCTGACAAACTGCATTGGGCGTTGGTGCGCGATGTGGGACACTTGGAAGGCTCCAACCGTCGAATCCACAGCATGAACCAGAAAGGCAAGTAATGGCGTCGTACACCGTGAACAAGGCGAAACACGCCGTCTTGACCCCCAATACGGTGGACACGGTGTCATTCGGTGACTCGGTTTCGTTCGTGATTGTGAGCAACCGCACCACCTCTGGTTCCCCCATCTTCTTCACCTACGGCGACCCGAGCAAGGGTGTGCCGGATCCAACGGTGAACGGCGACGACTGCTACGTCGTGGGCATTGGCATGACCCTCAGCCTGGTGGGCGATGGGACAGCGTCGGACGTGAAACTGATTTCCAACGCCGCGCAGGCGTACAGCGTGATGGTGGTATGACATGAACAGATTAGACCTGCGTAACGCAGTCAAAGATCGGCTGGCAATCAAGTCGGACGTCTCGGGCAACAGCCTTGACGGCCTGATTACCAACGCCTACGTCAACACCAGCCTGAACGACGCCTTGAACCGCATCAGCATGGAGCGCGACTGGTGGTGGCTGGCCTCGACCTCGTCGCTGTCGTTTGACACGGTGAACGGTGCTGCGACCCTGCCGTCGGACTTCATGCGAGCCAACGAGCTGGTCATCAACTCGTCCCCCGCCGAATGGGTTCCCCTCGAGACGTTCCTCGATCCGACCTCGGACAACAGCACCTACGGGTGGACCATCTACGGCAACCAAGCCAAGATCGTTCCGGTTCCGACCACGACCACGACTGGCACCCTGTACTACTTCCGTTCTGAGCCAGCCCTCTCAAGCGACACCTCGGTCCCCCTGATGCCGGTGGTGTACCACTCGTCCATCGTCGCCTACGCCTCCCACCTGTGCGCAGCACGACGCCAGGACGAACAGCGAGCGTCGCTCTACCTACAAGAGTACGGCACGTTCGTGAAAGCCATGAACGACGACAACCGGTCAACCATCAAGAGGCGAATCAAGTTCACACGCGCCCGCGACTACGCCACTTGGGAGTAGCCGATGGCCTCCTTCCAGATCGTTTACGACGACTTCTCCGGCGGTCAGTACATGGGGCCACGCTCCACTAACTGGCCGAAAAACACTTGGTTCGGGACAGACATGATTAGTTTGCCCAACGGTCGCCTATGCCCAACTGGGTCAATAACCATCGGCCAAAACGCTGGTGTCACGTCGTCAACCAACGCACAAATCATGGACTCTTGGACGATTGGTGGCGACAACTATTCGTTCGTCATCTGGTCTGGCACGACATCAAAGATGTGCCGTCTTCTCAGCGTCAATGACGGAACATTGGCCCCAATCTCATCCATTGACACCAATCTGACCGGCACCCTCGGTGGCAAGGTCGCCTACGTTCCAAGCGAAGCCAAGTTCTACTACGTCAACACCAACTCGGGCACTTTCGGCTACATCCGTAGCGTGACAACAGGTGGAACCGATGCGAGTGTGTCGACCGCTCTCGGAAGCGGTACCGGCATCACGAACGTCGCGCTCTACGGCTACCGCCTTGTGGCGTGGGGGCCGACAACGAAACGCCTCTACTACTCGGATACCGCCCTTAGCGGCTGGTCAACAAGCCAGTATTACGAGTTCAACGGGCAGATTCTGAACGTACTGCCTCGAACCAACGACCTGCTCGTCATCTGCGACACGGGCGTTTACAGCGTTGTCGGCGTACTCGGCTCAAGCGTCACCATCCAGTTGATCGTGCCAGCACAGAATGTCACCGAAGGTATGCGTGACGCGACAGTTGTTGGGCGAAACGTCTACTTCCTAGACCAGCAACGATCTGGTTCGCTGGACGGAAACATCTACCAGTTGGTTGGATCAAACGTCCAGCCGATGGCCACGATGAACATGGATGATGTCAACGATGCCGCCGACGGCTACGAAAAGGGTCGCATTCAAGCCATCGCTGACGGTCGACTCGTTGTCTTTCTCCGCAACGGGGTCATTTATTCACAAACCAATCACGGGAAATGGGCGCGACACGAGGTTTCGTTTGAGGCAACAACCACGTCGCTGACTAATCAGATCGTCGTTGCGCGACCCGGACCAGGATCACAGAACGAATATTTCATTGTCGCCCTAGTGTCCAATATGTCTAAATATCCCGTGATTTGGTATCGGATTGACAACAACGTCATTGAGGTAACGAATGTTGACAGCGAGTTTGATTTTGTCGCTGCGGGTAGTACAGGATCAACGCCTCCGTCTGGCACCGCCGAACTATCGGAATACTGGCATCAGAAACCGTTTACGGTGAAAGAAGTCGTTGTTCAATGGGCATCAAGTGCCGCCTCACCTACTGTCGGTGTCACAATCAAACC